CGGCGGGGCAACGACATGGTGTTTGACTATGAGCACCAGACGCTCAAGGGCGTGCAGGCTCCCGCAGCGGGTTGGATCAAAGAGCTTTCCTGGGACCCGACCAAGGGCATCATGGCAAAGGTGGATTGGACCGAAACCGGTGCCGCATATGTCGCATCCCGGGAGTACCGATATTTCTCGCCTGTATTCTACGTCCGCGATTCGGACAGCAGGCTGGTCGGCATGCATTCCGTGGCCCTGACCAACGACCCCCGCCATAACCATCTGGATCCCATTCTCTCGAAACTTCAACCCATGGAGGGAAGTATGGACTTCCTGAAGAAATTGGCGGCCGCGCTCGGGCTATCCGAGACGGCCACGGAAGAAGATGTGCTGGCGGCTGTGGCGAAGCTGCAGGAGACGTCGGCGAGCGTGCCTGAAGCCGTAGCGTCGGCCCTCGGCTTGGAAGCCCGGGATGCGTCTACGGTGGTGGCCTCCATCCACGCCATGCGCCAGACCGTCAAAACGGCTGTTTCTCGCGAGGAGTTCGAGGCTTTGCAGACGAGGCTCCAGGAGCGGGACGTCACGGAAGTTGTGGCCAAGGCCATGGCCGACGGCAAGGTCACCCCCGATCAGAAGGAGTGGGCCACGGAATATGCCAAGTCCGACTTGCCCGGGTTCAAGACCTTCGTGGCCAAGGCCCCTGTGGTCGTCCCGATCAGCAAGCTGCCAGACGGCGGTCAGTTTCAGGCAGCGACCGACACGGATAGTGCGACCATGCTGGTGGCCGGAATGATGGGCGTGACCAAGGATGATCTCAAAACCTACGGAGGATTGGAATAATGGCTGAACGCAACACCCCGCATGTGGATGGCGAGCTGCTCTCCGTTGACGTAGCCGCAAGCACAAAGGTCGAGGCCGGAAACCTGGCCGCCCTCGATGCCGACGGTTACCTCGTCCCTGCCGCCGACACGGCCGGACTGACCGTCATCGGCGTGGCCGACGAGACCCAGGACAACAGTGCTGGCGCCGACGGCGACCTGAGCTGCAAGGTCCGCCGCAAGAAGGCGTTCCTCTTCGAGAACTCAGCTACCAATGCGGTGACCCAGGCCCTGGTCGGAAAAAATGTCTACGTGGAAGACTCGGTCACGGTGTGTACGGACGCCGCCACCAACGACATCGTGGCCGGAAAGTGCCTGTCCGTGAGCGATGAAGGCGTGCTGGTGGAGGTCGCATGAACAAGGCCGACATAGCCGTGCATGTGCGTGAACGCTGTCCGGAGCTGACCAAGGCCCAGGCCGTTGCGGTTACGGACGCGGTGGTCGACGCCATTGGAAAGGGTCTGCTCTTGGGTGGTGACGTACGCCTGACGGATCTGGGCACCTTTCGCACTGTGACCAAGGCATCCCGTATCGGGCGCAACCCCAAGACGGGAGAGAAGCTGACCATTCCGGCCAGCCGAAAAATCAAGTTCAAGGCGGGCCGGGCGCTGCTCGCGGCCCTGAATGAGGAGGCAGTATGCTGATCAACAAAGCGGCCATCGCGGCCGTGTTCGTCAATCTGAACACGCTGTTCAACAAGGCCTTCGCGGCCGCTCCGAGCACGTGGGCCAAAATCGCCATGAAGGTTCCGAGTTCGACCGGACAGGAAGACTACAGCTGGCTGGCGAACTTCCCGAAGATGCGCAAATGGGTCGACGAAAAGTACGTCAAGGCACTGGAAGCCTTCAAATATTCCGTGGTCAACGACGACTTTGAAGCCACGGTCGAGGTGGATCGAAACCATATCGAAGACGACACCCTGGGCGTGTACGCTCCCCAGGCTCAGATGGCTGGATTCAGCGCGGCGCAGCTGCCTGACGAGATTGTCTATGACCTGGTCAACGACGCCTTCACTGCCAAGTGCTACGATGGCAAGGCCTTCTGCGCAACGGACCATAAGGTCGGCAAGAACACATTCTCCAATAAGGGCACGGCCGCGCTGGTCATCACCACTCTGGCAGCTGCCCAGGCGAGCTACGGAGCAGCCCGCACGGCCATGCGCAAGTTCAAAGACGAGGATGGCCGTCCTCTTGGCATCATCCCGAACGTCCTGCTGGTCGGTCCTGCCCTGGAAGACACCGCCAGGGCCCTGATGACCGTGGACCGTCTCGAAGACGGGAAGCCCAACCCGTATAAGGGCACCGCCGAAGTCCTGGTTGACGCGCATATCACCTCGGACACAGCCTGGTTCCTCCTGGACACCACCAAGCCGGTCAAACCGTTCATCTACCAGGAACGCAAGGCCCCTGTCTTCGTGTCCCAGACGAATCCTGAAGCTGACGATGTCTTCACCCGCAAGAAGTTCAAGTTCGGTGCGGAAGCGCGTGCGGCAGGTGGTTACGGTTTCTGGCAGTTGGCCTGGGGCAGCACGGGCGCCGGCGGCTAAGGAGTTTGAGACATGGCTTATTGCACGCTGACTGACCTGCTGGACCAGATCGAGGAATCGGGGCTGATCCGCCTGACAGACGACGAAAATCTGGGTGCGGTGGACACGGCCCGCGTGGATAAGGCCATCGCCGACGCCGATGCCGAGATCAACGGATATTGTGGCAGCCGGTACCGGGTTCCTCTGGATCCGGTGCCGGATCTGCTCCGCAAGTTCTCGGTGGACATCGCCATCTACAACCTGATCGGCCGCCGGGACGTCGTAGTCCCAGACGACCGCCGGGCTCGCTACAAAGACGCCATCAGTTTCCTGCGGCATGTTGCCGCCGGGACGGCCCAGTTGGGCGTGGCGGACCCAGACGGAACGCCGGCTCCAGCTGAACGGCCACGCATAACGGGGCCGAAGCGGGTTTTCAGCCGTGACAGCCTTGAGGGGTGGTGATGAATCGCACCGCCCACGAAGATCAGCTGCTCGCTCTGTTGCGGGCAGCGTTCTCCTCCACGATCCAGGTCAGATCTATGCCCAGGGGGATGGCGGACCGCGAAGCAAGAACAGTTCGCGATGGCGCCGTCTGGGTCATGTACGCAGGCGGCGCCCCCGCGCCTGGTGAAAATCCGTCCAGCGGATGCCACCAGGAGTTCTGGACGTGGTCTGTAATCTGCCTGGCGGGAACGTACCGCTCGGATCAGGATGGCGCCGTCACCGCTCTCGGCCTGCTGGAAACAGTCATCACAACCCTGGATGGGGTGACCATCGAAGAGCGGGACGTGTTCCGGATCGCGGATGCTCAGCTGCCTATCCCAGAAGAATGGAACCTCATGGGCTACGAAGTGCAATTTTCAATCGAAGTATTCACCGACAGGTGATGCCCACCAGGGCAAGGAGATAACATGAGCAAGTATTTTTCGTTCCGCGGCGAGGTCTACATTGCCGAGCGGGACGCCAGCGGCAACCCGCTGGGATTCACCTTTGCCGGCAATGTGCCATCGCTGACTTTGAAGCTCGGCGTGGAGAAGGATGAACACACCGAGAGCATGACAGGCTACGACTATGTCGACGACGTCGATATCACCAAACGCACCGGCGACGTGACTCTGGTGACGGAAGAATTGATCAAGGAAGTCGTTGCCCTGGCCCTGCAGGCTGAAGTGACATCTGTGGCCGCTGAAGCTGGGCTTGTTGACCAGGCCATCTGTTCCGATCCTGTTGTGGGCAAAGCGTATATGCTCCCGCATCTCAACGTCAGCAACGCGTCCTTCAAAGCAGATGCCGTGGCCATTGATGCTGAAAAATACACGCTGGACGGTCCGTATGGCATGATCACTTTCACGGATATCACCGGTGTAAGCGGGGCCATTACGGGCGACTACGACGCCGGGGCCGTGACACAGTACGCCATGCACAAGGACACGCTGCCGGAGATCTGGATCCGTTTGAACGGCATAAACAAGAAGACCATGGAGAAATGCGTGGTCGACCTGTACCGCGTCGGCATGAGCCCGACCGAGGCCATGGAGTGGATCAACTCCAAACGCAGCAGCATGACCCTGCCCGGGACTGTCCTGGCAGATTTGACCAAGGACGAAGATAGTTCTCTTGGACAGTTCGGTCGATACGTCGAACTCCCGGCCTGATGACAAATGGGCGGCTCCGGCCGCCCTCCTCGTTAAGGAGCCCCCATGCCTGATAGCCTGAAGCAGACCATGCAGTCTCCGGCCCGCAAGACCGTCGCCGGATCCAGAATTGAGATTCGCCAGCTTTCCCTTGAGACCCTCCCCGAATTTTTACAGGTGGGCACGCCAGTCCTGCGGCTCCTGATGTCCGGAGACCATCTGGCAGCCATCGCTCAAAACCTTCGCGCCTGCCAGGCAATCACTGCGCTGCTTGCCGTACGGGATGTAAACGGCCGGCAGGTTCCAGTGACGATCGAATGGATCTCCGGCCTGCCCCTTCGTGATCAGCTGGATCTGTTTGCCACTGCCATGGAGGTGAACACTGATTTTTTCGGGGTAGAGGTCGTCCCCGTCCTGGTAGCGACGATGGGCAGGATGACCTCGTGGTTACGTGGGTTGACGCGGTCGATGGCCTCGTCGGCGCAGGGTACGACCGGCGAGACATACTGACCATGCCCATCCCGGGAGTATGGCGCATCCAGGACGCCGTGGCCAAGCGCATGAACCAGGATTATCTCGCCAGGGTCAATGCCTTTCGCGCGGCGCAGTTGTCCAAAGAAGATTTCGAAGACCACATCCGCAAGGTGACGACGCATGAGTAACATGAAAGTCGGCGTCGAGCTGGAAGCCAAGACCAAGGAAGCCGCAGCCGCTGTCCGGGATTTCAACCGGGAAGTGGATGGGATGGGCAAGACGGCCGAATCCAGCAGCAAAAAGTCGACCACGGCATCCAAGTCTCAGATCAGCGCCATGCGCGATGTCTCCCGCGAGGCCGGTCGCCAGGCCGAGGCCTTTGAACGCAGCTCAAAGACCCAGAAAAAAGACATCGATGGCCTGGTGGCCAGACTGGTCCAAATGCGGGCCGAGGTGGTCAAGACCGGCCCGCTGTGGACGGTCATGGGCCAGCGGGCGTCCAGCGCCATCGGATCCATCAAAAGCCAGATCTTCAGCATCCAGGGCGCTCTGGCTGGTCTCGGTGTTGTCGGCATCGCCTCCGACTTTCTGAACACGGCGGCCGCCTTTGAAAACCTCGAACTTTCCCTAGAGACCCTTTCCGGATCCAGCCAGCTTGCCAAGCAAAACATGGTCTGGATCAGCGACTTCACGGCCTCAACTCCGTACGAGTTGCAGGACGTGGCCGAGGCCTTCCGTCAGCTTTCCGCTTATGGGATTGAGCCAACCAAGTATCTGCGGATCCTTGGTGACACGTCCGCCAGTATGAGCAAAGAGCTGATAGACGCCGTCGAAGCGTTCTCCGACGCGACAACCGGAGAATATGAGAGACTGAAGTCTTTTGGCATCAAGGCAAGCACCGCCGGAGACCAGGTCACCTTCAGCTGGACCAAGAATGGTCAGGCCATGCAGCAGACGGTGGAAAAGACGGGCACGGCCGTTGCCGCAGCCCTGAGCCAGATCTGGTCCGACAGGTATTCCGGGGGCATGGAGCGTTTGAGTAAGGGCTGGACCGGACTCTGGTCGAACCTGAAGGACCAGATCACCCAGTTTGAGCGTGACGTCATGGTCGAAGGTGGCGTCCTCGACTACTTGAAGGAGGAGCTTGGAGGGCTGCTCGATACTTTGAGCGCGAAAGCCAAGGACGGGAGCCTGAAGGAGCTGGCGCGTCAGCTTGGCGAAGACGTGAAAGGTGCCTTGAAGAGCCTGCTTGAGACAGCGCAGGAACTGAACGAGCTGCGCAACTCGATACCAGAAGGAGCTGGGGGAACGCTCTTTCTCGGATTTCTCGCCAGGTTCTTTGGCGCTTCTGGACCTGTCGTCGCGGAGATCATGGCCGTTGACGCCGCCCTGAAGGGGCTGTCTGCCGTCGCCCAGAATAAGGCCGACATCACCTGGTTGGAGGAGCTGGATCGGGGGCTGCAGCCCCTGAAGGATTGGCTCAACTCCGGAAATATTTCTGATGTCCAGGCCGGTCTCGCCCAGGCCCAGGCAGCGGCGGCAGCCGAAGCAGCCGCAGAGGAAGCCCGTCTGCAGGCGGAACGCGTTGCTCAGGCCAAGGAGGCCGCAGAGAAAGCGGCCTCAGCTGAAGGAGTCTCCGCGGCAAAGATCAAGGACATCCAGGCGGATTTGTCCAAGTTTCGCGCCGTCGAGTGGGACAAGGTCATCAAGACCATCAAGTCCAAGCTGAAAGAGGCTGAGGCGGAAGAAGAGAAATATGCCGCCAAGGTCAAGGCCCTCCAGGAAGAACGCGACCAGGCCGGTCAGAATACACAGGACAAGGCCCGCGCATTGATGCGGACTCAGATGTCCGATTATGACGCCTACCGAGACCGTGTTGCAGAAGCCAACGAGGCCATGAACAAGGCCAGACTGGCTCTGACAGGAGGTGATGGCGAGCTGGCAGAGACTTGGGCCAAGAAGGCTCAGGAGCAATTCTATGCGCTCAATGGCGAGGTCAAAGACGGCGAGCGTGTTCTGGTTAGCGCGGCCGAGGCTTATGCCATTGCATTGAATGGCGTCACCGAGTCCGGCCAGGTATTGGACCAAGCCATCTTTCAGCAGGAAAAGGCCGCGGAAGCCCAGCGGAAAGAAGCGGCTGCGACCGTCGCCCAGTACAAGCAGGATCTTGAATCGATCAAGACGATGCAGGATGCGGTGAAAGAACTGGAGATGACGCTGTCCGCTGACGACCAGGCGTCACCTGTGCTTGATGAAATCAAAGACAAGCTGGATGGCATCCAGGACAAAACGGTCACCATCACCACCAAGTACGTCGAAGAGGGATCACCAAGTTCAGGCGGCGGATCTGCCGCGTCCAGTGCTTCGAGCGAAACGTCTTCATCTTACGGCGGCACCACCTGGTACGACGCCCCGAGTAGCTACGGATACAAGGACGGCGGCTGGCCTGGCACGGTGAGCCTTGCGGGCGGCGGAGACTGGAAGCGGCTTTTGGGGCGGGTCCACGGCCCGGGCACAACCACAAGCGACTCTGTGCGCGCGATGCTCTCTGTCGATGAATTCGTGGTCCGCGCCCGTGCGCAGCAGGCAGGATCCGCAGTTGTTCCAGGGTTCTGGGACGCGGCAAACGCGGTCAGCACGCCTAAAGAGTTCGCGCATCTGATCTCGGCGGTTTCAGCGAACTTCAGGGCGCCGCAGATCCGCATGGCCGATGGTGGAGGCGTTGCTGACGCATTGGCAGGAGCCTTGCCGATGGGCAGCCATGACACCATGACCGTGGCGTTCCAGGTCGGCGGGAAGGAATATCCGGTGGAAGTCGCCAAACGCAGCAAACCCATGCTGGTTGGCGTGTTGGACGAACTGGACGTGGCTCGCCGCATGGCAGGGATATAACATGGGCAGATTCAGGCTGTACTCACTCCTCGATACGAATGGGGATGCCATAGCCCCAACCACAACACCAGATGACCTGGTGACACCACCTGCCACGCTGATCGCCTGGGACCGTGACCCAGTCAAAGCTGGATCATTTGAAGTGCAGGATCCGGATGGACGCGGGAAGGTCATCGAGACCGGAGACCTTGGTATCGTGATCCAGGACATAGGCGTTCCAACTGCTGGCGGAATCATCACCATCGAAACTGGGGTGACCAGGGGCGAGCATCTTGAGGTGGCAACGGCCGGCGCTTTCAAAGCGGCTTGGGAACTGGAAGATTCGGAATACTACCTCACCGACGGATATCGGGTCTGGCGAGTGGTTTGGCAGCGCAAACCGCGGGGCTGCAACCTCTACCTGAACCAGCAATGGATTCGGCGAGGCCGCCTCGAATACTCGTACAAGTTTATCTTCGTCATTAAAGCCACCGAGGTCGACCTGATATGAGGCTATGGCGCGTTACCCTAAGGGGCGTGGATATTACCAAGCAAGTCGCGAGCTGTAAGGTATCGTTCGACGCAGGTGACATAAGCGGTCAGGCCGAAATTTCCTTGGCGACAACGTCGGTGCTTGATGGCCTCGTCATGTCTCGCGTGCCCCGCACCAAGGACATCCTCGTCGAACGGCTTATCAATGGAGCATGGACGACCTGGGGACCTTTTTTTTGGGAGCGGACACAGCGCCCGGATGATCCGGACGCGAAAACCGCTATCCTGTGGGGCCGTTCTGATTCCGCCAGGCTGGGGCCGCCCTGGGCGCCAAAGGTCAGCAAGCAGTGGCCCTCCGAAACAACGGTTGGGGCTATCGTCCAGGAAATGGCGGAGTTGTGCGGTGTAACTGTCACTCTTGCCGACGATTACAACATCTGCGCCTATTGTTTTGTGGTCTCGGACCTCTACCCTTCCGAGGTCCTGCAGGAGATCTGCGCCAAGGCCGGCCAGCAGATCCGCTGGCCGCAACGAGACGGGTCCCTAGTGCTGGCCCCCAGAAAATACCCTCCATATCCTGCGCCGACCGTGGTTTTGACCGAGGCGGACTATGAGACTGTCAGCCAAAAGCGCACGGAGCCGGATTTCGGGAATCGGATCCTGATCAGTGGAGAGGGATCGGTTTCAGGCATCAGTGTGCAGGTCGTGGTCCTGGACGATTCGGATTGCCTGGCCGCTGACGGGCAGAGCACCAGACGTGTGCTGGCGGTGGCGACAGGTTCGGACGGTGAACCTCTTGCAGTGGGTACGGCGGTGACTTGGTCGTGCACGGGCGGACTGATGGAGTCATCCACGAGCACTATCCAATCCGTTGCCGTCATCAGTGAAGCCCAGAAGGCATCGGATTTCAACACGGTGATAACGACCTTGCCCATCGCCTCCGTGATCGGAATTTACGCCAGGTCCGACTACTACAAGCGTACGAATCTCTACGACCTTTTGCGCGGCAGCTTTGAGGGCAACGTCATCTCTGTCGCGACGAAATTCGCCTACTATGACCAGTCCTTAGTCCTCGACTATACTTCCCAGGGAGCGCCTGCTGTCTGGGCAGCTGGCCGCACGCCTGGTGACATCAGCATCCTGGCGTCTGTCGCCGGCGCCCAGGGAAGCGTCACCGTCCACCAGAGCAACCCGACTGCCTGCGGATCCGAAATCACCGTTGAAACGAGTCCGGATGACCCGTGCCTGGGTGATAGCGTGGCGATCCTCGTCACCGTGAACATGTTCGGCGGGGCCGGGATGGGGACTTGCAACTTTTCGCTGTCCGGCTGCGGGTCGCTATCAAGCACCAGAAAGGTGCTCAAACCTCGTGAGGCCACAATACAACTCAGGTCGAGCGATTGGGGCGGTGCTTCCGAGGTCACGTTACCCGGGTACCCCGTGGACGGTCAGCCCATTACCGTCATCCAGGATGGCGATGAGACGGCCACGAACCTCTACGCCGCCGTTGTAGGCAAGCGGGTGCAGCTGTCCACACAGTTGCCTCAGGGCACGGCCTGCGAGGTGACCTATACAGCCGGCGGGACTGCCCTGGTGGCCTGGACTCCGAACGGGATCCCTGCCGGAACGGAACCCATCATTGAAGATTTGACTGTGTTTCAAACTGAGGTTGAAGGCGTCACTATTGCCCAGGTGCAACTCAGCCGTACTCCTGCGGCGACGTCGACGCCGGATATCGTCTGGGCGTCTGCGGAACACGTGTATGTCTCCCATGATGAGTCAAACGTGACCACGCTCGCGGATGTCTACGGCTCGCCGTTGGCCATCGGTGAGACCGTGACGGCGACATACTCATCGGACTGGACGGCCCAAGCCGACTGCGAGGCGACGATCAACATCAAGGTTGAGGACGGCTCGGAGGACGGCGGGAAAGCATCGGTCACGCTTACCGCCCGTGATTGCCGCGACGGGTCAACTCTGGATGAGGCCAACGCCGAAGATGACAGCGATGACGACCCGACCAGCTTTGACCACGATGATGACGAAGAGGAGGAAGACGAGCCCCTGCCCACCGGCTGCGACGTGACCAGCATCGCGGCCCGCACGCCTACGGTAACAGTCAAGACGTTGTCCTCTGCGTTTGGCGTGTCACAGCGGAGCGACTGCCCGGGTACGTGTACATGCGACGAAATTTGCCATGCCCTCCAGACGAAAAATATTTTGAGCAAGGCAGGCCTGAGCTACGCCCAGTGCATCGCGGCCTGCAATGACACCCGGGAAGAGGTCTGCGCCGATTGCGAACTCGTCGGTCCGACCGAGCTTGAGGCTGGGGCGACTGGTGTGTGGACAGATGACCGGACAAATTCCGGAGAAGTATCTGGTGACCTGACCTTGGTCAGCCGTGACTTCACGACGGGCTACACGCTGCGGATGCCCACGGGCGGAGCTGGGCCGTTCACGGTCAAGGTCTGCTATTCTGAGGACGATTCCAATTGCTGCGAGACCACCGTCAATTTCCCGGCCTGCACCGTGTCTGGCCCGTCGTCGCTGGCCCAGGGCGAAGAGGGCCTTTTTGTCCCGTCAAACGGGATGACTGGGGCCACCGCAACGGTCAGCGGGATGGTGCTTGTCAGGTCGTCCTCTGAGGGATTCGTGGCCCGTCTCGCAGACGGAGCTTGTGAAGGCTCCATCTCCATTTTTTACGGCGCGGTCCAATGCGGAACCGTAGACGTCACGGACAGTTATTCTGACACGGTTGGAGTCGTTGTTGGAGAGGAACTGCTGGAGCCTGGCGAGACCGGCTATTTTGCCCACAACCTCGGCGCCGGGACAACCTACACCGGAGACCTGGAAGTCGTCAGCATGGCCGAAGACGGGACAAGCGCGGTCCTCATGATGCCCGAGAGCGCAAGCTATGGGGACACCTTCACGGCGTCATGGTCCGGCCGCTGCGGCGTGACCGCCAGCATGGACGTCTCGACGCTCCCGGATTGCGCCCAGAGCTACGACCATATTTGCCCGTGGAATGGGGTAGGTATCGGAGCTGCGCCAGCTTACGTCGGCGCGAAAATTCTGGCGCTGAACTACCAGGGTAGCGCCTTACACGTTGTTCTCACGATAACCTCTCTCGATGGAGGAACGCACGGAACGGCGTTTTGTACCGGGAGGGCGGCGGGCGCTTGGTCTATAACAAGTATCTCGGGATATGGAATTTCAGTGCTTGAATGTACCGGAGATAGCACCGGACATTGGCATTTGTGTGGGAACCCTGTGTATTGTTGAGGTGAGCATGTCGAATTTATCGAAGCGTTTAGAGCGTGAGCCACTGGCCGATGTCACGGCCGCATATATTGACCGGGTCCGGCTGGAAAAGGGCACGGTCGAAAAGGCCAGGGCGGCGATGCCGTCCAGAGGATATGAGGAGATCCAGGAAGATGGGGACCTAACCGCCGACGGACGGGAGATCGTCAACATGTACGGCAAGCGGTGGGCTCTCCGTTCGGAGGTACATACGGAGAGGCTTGAGCAACGCATGGCCGAGGTCAAGGCGTTGAAGGCGATGGTCGTGGAAAATACTCAGGAGGTCCGCGAGGCCATTGCCGCGACAAAATGTCCGCAGATGCACAACGGAAAGCCATGCGGCGGGGCACTCAATGTCAAGCCTGTCTGTCCAGGGTGCCCAGTTGGTAGGGAGGGCTACCGCTACCGCTACCAGTGCGACACCTGCAATTTTGACATCGTGACAAAAACGGAGCTTTCCGAATGATCCGAGCTATACGCCCAAACGCCGTGGCCCAGGATGACGCAGCCCTGATTACTGGCTGGAACATCGCGCCGAACGTAGCCTATACCATCACCCTACTGCCTGGGGCCTCTGCATGTGGCGTGCTGCTGTATGACGAAGACGGCTCAACGCTCATTGCCTCTGGGTCTGCGCTGGCCGGGACTAGCCAGCCGTGCACCCTGACCCCGCAGACAGGGCAGACGATCAGCGTGATGGACGCGGATCTCAGCTGGCATCTCCTGTTGACTACTGCCGGCACGGAGAGTCAGCGCACGATCCGGATCGGGCCGATGGTAGACCTGCCCGATGAGATCCACCCTGTCTATGGGGACGACGACATGTCCGCGGCCCGTGCGACTGCGGCCATCAACGAGGGCGCGCATTACATCGATGGCATCACCGTATCGTGTCCGCTCGGGCTAGGTGCTGGCCTGGGTGATGTCGTGAGCGTGCCGGTTGATGGAGAGCAGGTCATCGGACAGGTGGAGTCCATTTCGTGGGTCGGCACGCCGGACGGGGCCACCGAGACGGCCGTCATCCGGAGGCATGTTGCCATCGCTCCCGAGGCTTTCGTTGAGCCGACGCCGCCGATGGTGGCGGATGATACCGGGGCAGCCACGCACTTGACGGGGACAAGTGGCAATGTGCTGTCAAATGATGACACCGGGCTCACTATCACTGCTGTTAATGGGCTCTCCTCTATGGTTGGCACTGCGGTCGACGGTGACAACGGCGGATCGTTCACCGTCAATGCGGACGGGTCATGGACGTTCTCCCCTGACGGCGATTTCGCGCTTTTGGAGGGTACAGAAACCGCGAATACGTCTATCTCCTATCATGCTAGCGATGGCGTGATGGAGTCCATGGGCATCCTCACGGTGACCGTCTCCCACGAAAACATAGGTCCGGTAGCGGTAGATGATGGGCCTTTCATCGTCTTCGTCGGGTCGACAGAAAGTGGCAACGTGCTGCTGAATGATACGGACGAGGAGGGGGACCAACTTTCCATTTCCAAGGTGAGCGGCTTGGCGCTGAATGTAGGGGCCGCTGTGACAGGGAGCAACGGGGGGACGTTCACCATCGACAGTTCTGGCGCCTGGTCCTTCGACCCCGGCATAGATTTCGATACGCTTTCCGGAGAAGCGTCGGCAACGACATCCATAACATACCACGTCACAGACGGGTATCTTGAAGACGAGGGCACGCTATCGATAGAGGTCCGGCCCGTGGTTGGAATCTCGCTTGTTGGGGCAGAAACATCCGGTTATGTAGCCGCAAACCAGACGTATCAAGTGTCTGTTCCGACAGGGGTACAGGCTGGCGATGTTATCGTCGTTTGTGCGGCGTTGACATCTGCGGCAGGTTCCAACGAGGTCGTGAATATTACATCCTCAGGGTTCACAACAGTTGTGGCGAATAAGTACGGCGGGAGCCCCAAGGCCGTCTTGTCCGTAGCATGGAAGGTAGCCGATGGGACGGAGACCAATGTTTCTGTTTATGCAGGAGCAACCTCCTACTACAGGAGTGCATCAACGGTTTACGTTTTTAGAAACGTGGACACAGCTTCGCCTATCGATTCCGATGTGGTTACAACGACAAGTGCCGGACAGACTCCTCGAGCACTTCAACTTTCCGCGGGCGCTTTGGGTCTTACGGTCGTCGCGTGCTCTGCGTCTTCAGCCAGCCCTTCAGAGCCTACTGCCCCGAGTGAAACTGAAAATTTAGTTACACAAACAGGCTATGCGTCATCAAATACAGGACTTGGGCTTTTTTGTGCTACAGCAGACGGCCCGTCGGAGCCAGATGTTCTCGGTCTTTTCCAGTGGTCCGACTATGGAACAGTTTCTGGGTGGTTGGGTGCGACCATCGTCTTGAGGCCCGCCTCAGTTACATCTAGCGGTGTTTACCTTGTGGGGACCTCTCAGTATTTCATGGGAACAGGGACTGTAACGACGCACACCTTTGATCTTCCATCTGGGCTCCAAGAGGGAGACCTTGTGGTCGTTGTTACGGGACAAGTTTATACGTCAGATAAAGCACCTGGTGTTCTTACATCTGGCTACACTGAAGTTGCGGAACTATACGCAAACGATAGTGTGGACGCTAACGTCAGTGTGAATTATAAATTTATGGGTGCTACACCAGACACAGAAATACAGGTGGTTGGCAACACTGCGAATCCATATCCTGCAGGTACGGTTGTGCAGGTGTTCCGCGGAGTTGATACAACCACTCCGATGGATGTTACTCCAGTTACTGCAACCGGAGTAAATACAGGGATACCAACACCCCCAGCGATTACTCCAGTTACATCTGGGGCCAGGGTGGTTTCTCTATTTGGGACTGCCGTGTATTACACGGATAGTGTTTCGAATCCACCGAATCCTCCGTCCGGATTCCTGCAACCGTCAGGCGGGATAACCGGATCGACGTACAAGTTTCAGGCAGGAATTGCCTCCGCACCATGGGATGGCATCGGAGAGGTAGCACCAGAAGCCTGGTCAAATGTGTGCGATTCCGCAAATGATTCTTGGGGCGCGGTGACGCTCGCTCTACGCCCGGCCGCATAGGAGACAACGATGCCCATAAATCCATCTGACATCATCCCGCGCCGCCAGATCCCGGAGGTCGCAACCGGCCCCGTGTCCGCTGTCGGCGTCGGGTCGGTCACCGTCAAGATCAGGCCAGACCTCCCTGTGACGGTCGCAACGTCCAACACCTACGCAGTCGGCCAGATGGTGTCCGTGGCGATACCGTCAGGCAATTTGAGCGCCGCGCAGATCATTGGGGGAGCGTCAGGCTCCGCGCCACGAATTCGGCAGATAATTGTCTGAATAAAGGAGAGGAACAGGCAAAGGTGCTAGAACACCTTTACTGACCCGGTGCGCCAACACCGGACCACGGCCGAAACCGCTGCTCCCCAGCCTACCGCGATGAGTTCCCGGCAGGTGGCGTGTTGGTATCAGCGATGGAGGACAACCGCAACGGAGGATAGATGCGCAGCCCTCTTTCAGGATGGATTGGAGGAAAATTTCAGCTTTCTAGACGGATCATCGAGAAGATCCCCGAACATACGTGCTATGTCGAAGGGTTCGCAGGTGGGGCATGGGTTTTATTTAAGAAGCCTGAGTCCAAAGTGGAGGTATTGAACGATATTAATCGTGAAGTGATCACGCTCTATCGCGTCATCCAGAATCATCTTGAGGAATATATTAGGTATTTCAAATGGATGCTTGTGTCTCGGGATGAATTTGAGCGAATGAAGAGGGTCGCTCCCGACACTCTGACGGATATACAAAGGGCCGCTAGATTCTATTATCTTCAAAAGTGCGCGTTTGGTGGGAAAATCGTTGCCCCGGTATTTGGCACGGCCACAGTAGCACCTCCGAAGCTCAACCTGCTGAGGATCGAGGAAGAGTTGTCCCAGGTCCACCTTCGCCTGTCTCGTACCTATTTGGAATGTCTTGATTATGGTCATATTTTGACAAAATATGACAGACCCGACACGTTTTTCTTCCTGGACCCTCCTTATTGGGGGACTGAAGATTATTATGGGAAGGACGCCTTCAGCCGAGACGATTTCCAGAAGCTGAAGACCATGCTGAAAGGATTGAGTGGTAGATTTTTGCTTACCCTGAATGATCTCCCAGAGGTGAGGACGCTCTTCTCTGATTTTCAGTTTGAAGAGGCATCTGTGACTTACGGCGCTGGGCTTAAACCCAAGAAAGCGAAAGAGGTCATAATAACCAATTATTGAACCAATAAATACGGAGGAATCCGAAGATGATTTTCACGGAAAATGAGAAATCCTACACCAGATCGTTTCTCATTTTCCGTGACTAAAATTCTCATTTCGCGCGACCGCTCACACCGGACGACCCTCACGTTGTCTCACGTGAGGGGGGCATGGCAGGAAGCGTCGAACTGGTCAGCACACGACAAAAGGCTTACGGTAAAAATGCACGTAAGCCTCTGTCATTCCTGGCCCGCCCTGCATGATTCGAACATGCGACCAACGGATTCGAAGTCCGCTACTCTATCCAGCTGAGCTAAGGGCGGAACTGGTTTTTCTTAATGGTGCTTGGACGGGCCGTGTTCCTTGTGCAGGAAGTAGACGATCAGGCCGACGATGCTCAGGCCCAGGGCGAGAATGAGTCCGGAAAACATAGGGTGCCTCCTCTTGATATTGGTCTGAACAGAAAATATATGGCAGAACCTGGACAACTTCAAGTTCTTTTCTTCACAAGTCTATGACGCGCCGGGGTGCATCGCTGGTCTTTTCGGCTCGACAGAGGTAGAAGGGGGATGTATGCGAAGCACCTCTTTTCGCAAGGCAACCGTTTCCGGAGCACGTATCATGAAAATTTCGAAGATCTGCGCTTTCGTTGTCGTGGCGCTGTGTCTGGGCGTACAGAGCCTGGCCGCCGAATCCATGTCCATGAAGGACGCCGTGGAGGCGGGGCTCAAGGCCAATCCCTCCATCCTGGCAGCGCGCGAGGCGCTCATGGCCGCCGACTATGCGGTCAAGTCGTCCAAGGCGGCCTTCGGGCCTTCCCTGAGCACCCAATACTCGTATCTCCGTCTGGACGAGCGCCCCGAGGCATTTGGCCAGACCACGGGAACGCTGGACAACTGGGAACTGGCGTTCAACATCCACCAGCCGCTGTTCACCGGTTTCAATCTGCTGACCACCTATGAGAAGTCCCTCCTGCAGAAGGAGCAGACAGCCTCGCAGATCGACAATGCGGAACTGCAGCTGACCGTGGCCATCCAGGACGAGTTTCTGCAGCTTCTGCAGGCCCGGGAGAATGTTCGTTCCGCCGAGGACTCCCTGGAGCGCCTCCAGTCCCAGCTCAAGGTCAACACCGCCTTCTACGATGTGGGCCTCAGGCCCAAGCTGGATATGCTGCAGGCGCAGGTCGACGTGGCCACGGCCGAACAGGTTCTGCTGACGGCCAGAAACAGCGTGGACACCCAGGTGGCCCGGCTGAACACGCTCATCGGCAAGGATGTTGATGCGGATGTGGAGTATGTCGGCGCTCTGGAATATTTTCCCCTCTCGTTGAGTCTGGAGGACTGTCAGGAACGGGCCATCCGGAACAGGCCCGACCTGCATATCGCCCGGCAGGCCGTGGCCGTGGCCGAGAAGGATGTCGATCTCGCGGCGGTTCCCCTGTACCCGCAGGTCTCGGCGGACTTCAATTATGTCCGCGCAGGAGACGACCCCATGGTGGATGGCGGCCCCTACCACGAGAACAGCGAGTGGAATGCCATGGTCGGCATGAAGTGGACGTTTTTCGAGTGGGGGAAGACCTACTATGGCCGCGAAGGCGCGCGCAAGAATGTGAGCCGCCTGTTCGAGGAGTATCGGAATCTGGAAAACGAGGCGGCTTTTGAGGTCAAAAAGAATTTCCTTCAGATTCAGGAAGCCGAGAAGCGCATCGCCGCGGCCAGGCAGGGCCTTGTCGTCGCCAGGGAGAGCTACAGGATGGCCGTGGCCCGGTACGAGGCCCAGGTGGGGACGAACACGGACGTGCTCGACGCCCTGTCCGCCCAGACCCAGGCAGAAGCGAGCCTGAACGGTGCGCTGTCGGCCTACGGGCGGGCCGTTGCCGGCCTTTACGGCGCCATGGGCGAGAGGAATCCCGAGCTTCTTCCCCGCTGAACTGACCGGGCGCTTACACGCCCGGGTACGGGTCCGAAAAGCCCGGGGCCTCTCAGGCCTCGGGCTTTTTAGCGCCCTTGCGCCGGGGCATGGAGCACTTTTTTTCGGCCAGCACGGCCAGTTCCGTAAGCCTCTGGTCCACGGCCGCGTAAATGGAGTTGGGCGA